GTGACCTTGCCCAGCGTCGTCCACGTGTCGTTCGATTTCGCGTCGAAGCCAAAGGCATTGGCGAATGATTCCATCGTCACCATGCCGCGCCCCCATCGGTCGTTATCGTCAGCGTGTTCGGCACAAACCTGCGCAGGTGCGTCTCGCATTGAGTTGACGGCGAAAGGTCGATGGTCATGTCCGTCACGTTGCCCTTCCACGTCGTGCCGCTGTAGTCGAGCTGCACCGCGTCGTTCGGCTGCATGACGATGTAGGCGTGAGTGAAGGCCACCTTCTCGATTTCAGAGGCATTGTCGATTAGCCGCTGCTGTGCTATCGCCTTGAGGTTGGCGATGCGCGCCGCCTGGCTCGCGCCGTCCAGCTCGTCCACCGATTCCACCATAGTGACCTCGCGCCCGCCCCTCGATGCGAGCGAGGCGCGTGAGCCGTAGTCCATGCTCGCCGATGCCCACAGGCACTCGTCGTCGTTCTCGTGGTAGACCTTGAAGACGTTGGGAGTCTCGTACCAGTCGTTCGCCAGCCCGACCTCGGGCAGCATTATCGAGTGCTCATCGTCGGCGAACGTCTGCGTCACGGGACGCGATTCGGGCGCGACGTAAGGCACTATCATGACGTTGCCGTATGGGTCGGGGTAGACCGCCTGGTAGTTCGCCGTGGACAGAAGCCAGTTGACGACCGTTATGTACGAGTCGTCCGGCTCGAACGTGTGCGCCGATTTCGTCACGGTGCCGTTCGATGTCGGCTCGTTGGTCTTCAGGTCGAACGACTTGACGAGCGCGTTTGCCGCGTCCACGCAGTTCGTGTTCGCGGCGACCGTGTACGGTGCGCCCAGCTTCTTGTCGAGCAGCACCGACAAAGTGGACGAGCCAGTTACCGAACCGCGTTCGATTAGCGCATCGCCGTCGCGGTAGTACACCACGTCGCCCACGGTGACGAAGAACGTGCCGAGCGGAACCGATTCCGTGTCCCCGTGGTCGTCGGTGAAGCTGTAGTATATCCTCACCAGGTCGGTCGTGTCGGGCTGCGTGCCGCCCTCGAAGTCGAACGTGCAGCTCGCCTTGAGGTCGGTGAACGCGGACAATTCCACCCGACCGCCCGTTATGTTCCCGTATGTTTCGAACTCGCCCAGGTGGTCGGGCATACCAGGCTCCCACCTAACACGCTTGTAGGTGTAGCTCTCGCCTGCCCTGTTGCCGCGCCACTCCGTCATACGGCATCACCCTCGATGCGCGTTATGTCGATGCTGACCGTGCCTATCTTGGTTATCGACGTGTAGTTCGGCGTGTTGGTTATCTCGAAGTCGGCCCAGAAGACCTTGCCGTCCACTGACTTGTACACGCCGCGCCCGCCGTCGTGCATGAGGTCGATGAAGCCGTTGCTCCACGAGTCCATGTCCACGACCGTGAACGTGATGCTGTGCGTCTCGTCCAGCGCGGTGCCGTCGTAGCTGACGGGGTATTCCCTGCCTACGTAGTGGACGCGCTTCTTCTGCGGCCTTGTCAGCTTGTAGTTGCCCGTGGGATTCCACTCCGCCCAGGCTTCCTTCTCGCCGCCGTCCCAGATGGCGAACCACCTGCCCGTCGTTATCTTGTTCGTAAATTCCTTTGCGTAGAACGCGCCAGAGTTGGCGAACGTCACGACCTGGTAGGTGTACGCCTTGTTCAGCGGTGCGTACTTGTCCACCACCGTCGATGGGTTGGTAAGGCCA